GATGAGTTGAATATCCAGAATTTGGTCGCAAAAGAATCTTACGTCACGCAATTTTTCTGGGGTTATATGTCTCAAGCTGAGGATTTGCTCTTTTCCTCTGCTGTTACCCCCATAATGTTTGAGATTGATGGTTCGGCTAGTCCTAAACTGTACATGACGCCCACTGCATGGGTGGGTCAAATGTTCACCTATTGGCGGGGAGATGTCATTTTCCGGTTTCGGTTTATTTGTTCACAATTTCACCGTGGTCGTGTGCGCATCACATTTGATCCCTCTGGTAATGCAACCAACAATCTGCTGAATACCAACAATACTTTGACCACTTGTTTTAATGAGGTGGTTGATCTCACTAAAGATACCAATGTTGAGGTGCGTGTGCCCTACAACCAAGCCTTGGCGTGGTGCCAAACCACAGATCCTGTTTCAGCTACTCAGATACCATGGACCAATGGGGCTGGTGTATCTTTCAAACATGTTCCTGGTTTCACAAATGGTATGATTTCAGTGAGATGTGTTACGGCACTTACATCACCGTTATCAACAGCCTCAGTGACTTGTATTGTTTCGGTACGCGGAGCTGAGAATTTGGAGTTTGCTGCACCTTGTGAAATCTATAGACGATATTCACAATTTGCGCCACAAAGTGATGAGTACGAAGAGACTATGAGTCAAATGGTGATTGCTGGAAATAGTCCTTCCTCGGCTGACCCTAACAGGTATCTGGTAAACCATGGTGAACATGTTGTAACATTACGCCAGTTAGCTCGCCGCATGCAATTTGTCAGATCATTTGCGGCTGCAGTAACTTCTTCAACTTTGGGATTTTACTCTGACACTTTCTACCGCATGCCACCTGCTTACGGTTTTGACCCTAATGGTATACACACTGCAAAGGGTTTGATTGCCACGACCGTTACGAAGAACTTCAATAACGTTGGTAACGGCTATATCAACTGGATCTCAATGTGTTTCCTAGGTTACCGTGGTAGCATCAATTGGCTTGTGAACATGGAAGGTTCTTATTTGTTCAAACATGTGTCTCTTAACAGGCACACAGGTGTTCAAACAGTGGGCGCAACCTCAGGTTCTATGGCCGCTTTGACAAGCTCTCTGGCCTCTGCTTATCAGGTGAACACCACTCTTTTGGGATCTTCCTGCGCTGGTGGTATTGCCATCACTAACCAGGCCACAAATGGCACTATCATAGCGAGTAATCCAATGTATAGTGCTTATAAAATGAATGTCACATCACCGGGAAATGCCACTTTAGCTTTGGATGAGGATGACACTTCACAACAGGCCATGAGGCTATTGGTTCAGTCAAATGCCAATAGCTCAAACTTTTATGCGGGGAGTTTTTATGCAGGCGTAGGCACAGATTGGACAGTACATTATTTCCTTAATGTTCCAACTATCTTTGTTTACAATGCTGACCCTGTGGCGGTGTAAATCCGCCTTCCAACACTTAAGACCTGTGTTGGGAATCTAGG